TTGCTGCCCAACCAATATTTGCGTTTTCAATTGCTAGCAATGCATTATTCCATTCTGATGCAACACTTATTAACATATTGCCAAACTCTTTAGGAGGCAATTTTCCTTTGTATTCTGCAACTTGTTTTATGTCTTGCACATCGATAACATGAAAGGCAGACCAGTCTGCGCCATCGCCCCGTGCGACGTCAGCCACCACTACATAATCTCGAGAATAATCCGGATACTCCCAAATCCAATATGCATTGTCATAGCCACGCATTTCAATTGGCTCCATGCAATTTTCTTCATATCTTTGAAGTATAGGACCATCAACCACAGTATGACCGGAACTAATAAAATCACAATCACATTCTTGTGCTGCACCTTTTTCACCTAATAACTGTGTTTGTTCTTCTCGCCAGGCCTGATCGCGTTCCGGGTGCACCGTCCAATGCAGTTTAATATTATGCCATTGAGTTTTAGGATTAGTTTCTCCATCAACCCATGTTTGATGAAACCAGTTACCAATACCGTTAGGAGTAGATAATACTATGGCTCCACCACCTGTTGATAAGGTTGCTTGTGATGCTATCCAAATTTCTTCAATGTTTCTGATAAAGGCAGCCTCATCCACAATTAATAAAGATAGTGCTTCTGATCGAGCACCAGTTGTTGCTGATGATACGGCTTTTATTTGTGAACCATTTTTAAATTTTAACGAAAGTTTATTGTCTGCTTCAATTGTACCTTTAAGCCAACTCGGAAGATTATCGTGCATTACACGAACTTTAGTTACTAGATTTTTTGCTACTTCTTGTGTGGTTGCAATTACTAGCACATTGAAATCTTCATTGAACAACATGCTCCATAGAGCAAACCCAGCAGATAAGGTTGAGATACCTAACTGACGAGATTTAAGAATTACATTGTAACGATTATCTCGAAGTTCTTCAAGACTTTCTTCTTGAAACTTATATAAATTAAATTTAATCTTTCCTCGTTTAGGATGCTGTATATAACAATAATTACGCATAAAGAATACAGGATCTTGCGAACATCGCATATATTGATCGCGTATTATTGATTTTAGATCTTTATTCTTGTTTGCCATAACATTCCTAATTGATTAAAGTTGCAACTAATTTACCGGTTAAGACTGCGGTACCAATTCCACCTACAAACCATATAGCTGGATGTCGATACCATTTAGGTTTAAGTAGTTTTTCTCGTTCAATGTATAAATCTATGTTAGACTTAAGCAAATCCATTTGCTTTGTCTGTATCTGTAATTCAACTGAATCGAGTTTTATAACCGTTTCTAAATAATTAATTATGGAATCTTGTTCTAGAATTATTAATTCATTGATAGAATCTCGATAAAACAAAGAATCCAATGTTTCTGATATACCATGTATTTCTTCTTCAGTAAAACATGTATCTGGCATAACTTGAGTGTAGCCGATAAATGGAAATACTAGTATGATCAGTAACTGTTTCATTATTTTCTTTTTGTTTTAGCCTGAATATTCTTTTTAGCTTGGCTGGTTGTTCTTTTCTTTTTCACAGGAGTTTTCTTTTTTTCTTTTAAATCAGAAACCGTCTCTTGTTTTTTAACAACTTTTTTCTTTACCTGTTTCTTTTTTTCTTGTACCTGTTTTTTAACTTGCTCAGCTTTTTCAATTTTTTTATCGTTTTCTTCGATTTTCTTTTTAGTTTCTTCCAGCTTTTTATTTTTTCTGTTAGAAATTGCCTTTGCAGTTAATATAGCAACAATGCCAGTTACTATTACAGCAATTACATGTTTAATTGCTACTAAATTACTCAGTATCCAAGTCTTTATCTTTTTCATCTGTTAATCCGTTTAGTTTTTCTAAAAAATCTTGTTTAAATTTATCAAAGCCTTTTTGTACCTGTTCCTCAAATTGTTCTGGAGTCATACGAGCATCAATTGTTTCTGTCATACCATCAGAGTTGGTAACAACTTTAGCTGCTTCTGTATATGCTCGTTTTAATAATGCAACTTCTTGCTCCGTTTGTTTAAGCCAGGCCATTGCATTGTTGCGAATCTTTTCAACAGCATATTCGTTGAACTTGCCTTCAGTTTTTAGTTTATGTTCATATTCAATTGTGCAATCAAAACACATTCCGTTAACTTTTCTCATTTTTTCATCTAAATGATTTGGTTTAACGCAAGTGCATGATTCTTTTTGACAATTAGGGAACGATCGTAAATAATCTCGTACCGTTTGCATTGTATCAGAATTTTTTGTTTTTCTGATACGGAAACCTTCTTTTTGTTCTACAACGGTAACCATTCCCGTAACCGGATCTACCTCTTCCCAGATATCACCAACTTCATGGCGTTCTGATTTCTTTGCGGCAGCTTCGGCATCTGAGAATCCTACTGTCTTTTTTGTTTGGAACTTGTGATTACCATCAAGCATTTGCTGGATAGCTTTAATGTTTTGTAACTTGTTTTTTGACATATATTATTTATTTTTTGGTAATGATTTATTTCTTACGTTAATTAAAAATAATGATAGTACTTTTGATATATGTTGCATTTGTTCAGCTGCATTATCAACATCAGCTATACTCTTTACTAATACATTTAATACCGATTTCGCTTTTTCACTACCAGATGCTTGATTTTTTAAATATTTAACAAATTTATCTTCTGGTGTCATTGCAATTTCAGCATCTGCAGGAGTTTCTGGTGTTTCAGGCTCATCTGCGGGTTCTGCTGGTGCTTCTGGTTCATCTGCAGGTTCTGCTGGTGCTTCTGGGGCAGGAGCTGGTTCTGGAGTATCTGCTAAAGGCTTTTCTTCTCCTTGCTCTTTTATCATTACAGCTATTTTGCGACGGATATATTCTCGAACTAAACGCTCTTTACCATCTTCTGATAATCGATTGATTTTTTCTTGAAGTTCAGCTCCGACAACAACACCATGATCGATATCATCAAGTTTTTCTAGATAATCTTCAGTATCTTGTTTTTGATTTTTTTCGAAATATTTTGCTGCGTGTTTTGGATCATAGTCGCCATCTTCGAGTTTTTTATATGTCCGATCTTTGTCAGTCATTTTAGGTACCATGTTCTCTACATCGTCGATAACTTGCTTATCTGTCTTTCTAGGTACTTTATCTTGTTTTTCGCCTGTCGATTTAGGATTCATTGCTCCTTCTTTATCTTCATGTGTATAATCTTTAAGATCTTTTCTTGCTTGAATCTTTTGTGATTTTTCCATGTCTTTTGGAGCTTTGTATTTGCTCTTATGTTTTTGTCCTGCCATTTGATTTCCGTTTATTTATATATAAATATTATCTATTGTACTTTAGGATGCCTACAAGTTGATTGATAGGGGCAAATGCGCCGGTTAATTTATATGTATTACCGCCGTATACGAATACTAATCCTTCTATAGGGACAATTGCTTCAAATCCTCCAAGTCGTTGTATGCGACCTAATTGAGTACGTAATAGCTCTAATTGTTTAGGATCATTAGTTTGTCTCAAGGCTTTTATTGAATCAGCCATGTCTTGTCTTATCTGCTGAACAGCTTTGCTAGGATTTAAAGCTAAAAAGTCTGAAGCGTTCTTTAATACCATTGCTCCAAGTTTTAAAAATATTGATTCGAATGGTTCAATGTTTTGTTTTTGATACTTCTTAAAATCTTTTTTATCAAATTCATTAACCCAATTAGCAAAGTCTTCATTATCAATCTGTTTAACCAATGCAGTTATTCTAGTAGACTTATCTGCTAATGCCCAACGATTAACAAGAAGTTTTGTTACATTTTCTGGAATATTGTATCCTAATTCTTGAGCTTTAGTTTCAATAACATCTTTCCACCATGCCTTATGATATTCAGACACTAGATCTGTTTCATCTAATCCAAATCGATTTTTTAACTGATCTACTTCATTATGCAAAGCATCTTGGTAATCTTCAAAATTGTCTACTCGACCTATTTTTAACTGACGTGGTGGTATAATTTGAAATGTTTTTTGTAAATGAGCATTAGCCGATTGAATAGCTTTTTGTAGTTCAGCACCTCCAGGCATATCTGTCATTACCACATTACCCTTTTCATCAAATTCAGTTAAATTATGAAACTGCAGATATGCATCTTCATATGAAATTACGTTTCTTGTTGCTGGATATATAATTTCCATGTTTGCAAATATGCGACCGTTCTTGAAAATTTCATTGAGTCGTTCTTGACCTAATTTTGATAAAGCTGCATTTAAATCTGTTCCTGCTTCACCGAAGGCATCTGATATTGCTCCTCTTCCTCCAAATTTTTCTTGAAGTTCAGCAACAGATAAAGGATTGACACGTTCTCTTGTACCCCTGGCAAATTTAACTTGACCATCTTTATATGTAACAAATATATTTTGTCCGTCTGTTTTTTCAGTAACTGCCTGTTCCATGTCCAATCTACCATCTAATGCTCTGGAAATTATTTCTTTCATGTCATTGAATGTTAAACCATGAGTATCATATGGATGATTCATGTGGCCACCTAAACCACCTTCGGTAATTATTCCTTCAGATATTTGTCTTTTTTGCAATACTGTTTTAACACGATTATAGTTATCCTCAGTCCAATCTGCGTTAGGATGATAAGCAACTTGCGTATCAAAATGCGTTAAACGACCGGCTTCATCCCATCCCATATTATTTGCATGAGCTTCATACGGATTCAATTTAAACTTCTTCAACGCATTTAAAAAACTTTTTCTTTGTGATAATACTCGTTTCCAAAAATCTTGTGCTG